CAAAGGAATTAGTGCACGTAAATTTGCTAAGTCATTCAGACTGTCGGAATATACCGAAGTAACTGGTGCAGATCTAACGGATGGAATACTAACTGTCAATTTAGAAGTGGTTCTACCAAAAGAAAAGCAGCCTCGTACAATTAACATAACATAATTTAACGAGGAAATCAATGACAACTTTAACAGCAACTTATGCATATACATGCAAAGTATGCGACGCAGTAGCGTCTTTCTTTAAAAAAACACTTAAAAGAATTCAATTCGGCTTGCAAATGTCAGCTAATAAACGTGTTGCACACGAATTGTGTTCTTTAGGTTTTCATCAAAATAAAGAATTTAAACAAATTCTTCAAGAGATGAATGATAAAGCCATAGAAGAATATTACGGTAAAAAGTAATGTGGCCTTATACTGACGAGGAAAACGACTACTTATCACATTAAAAAAAGAGGCGGGTTTACCCGCCTTTTTTATTATAAATAGTAATTTAAAGGAGGCACGGTATGAATATAGATCAATTAAGAAAAGAACTTGAAGTTGATGAAGGAGTGAAATATGAAATATATAATGATCATCTTGGTTACCCTACTTTTGGGATTGGCCATCTGGTTATCGATACTGATCCAGAATATGGACAAGAGATTGGAACACCTGTCTCAGAAGATAGAGTTGCAGAAGCATTTAATAGAGATGTTGAAACAGTAATTGCCGATTGCGAAGTATTATATCCAGACTTTGATGAACTTCCAGAGGAATGCCAATTAATCATTGCAAATATGATGTTTAATATGGGTCGTCCAAGACTTAAACAGTTTAAAGGTATGAAGCGTGGCGTAGATTCTCGTGATTGGAATGCAGCTGCAGATGAAATGATTGACTCAAACTGGTATAGACAAGTTCCAAATAGAGCTGGTAGATTAGTTAAAAGAATGAGAGCACTAGCCTAATGACAGACGATTTAGATTTTGATTTTGGTTTTACTGCTGTAGATGAGAACGAACTTGAAGCTGTTCAAAAGGCAGCAACACAGGCGGAAACTCTTGGAGCATCTGCGCTTAACACTCAAGAGAAAATAGATAAATTGTACAATGCAATCATTCCATTATTAACAAATTTAAAAAAGAATCCAGAGAAAGAATATATTCTCTGGCCAAATCGATTAGAAAAAGTAGAACAGTTCGAGGATTATATTCAAAAAATTTATCGAAATTAATCCTTTACTTTTCTAGAAAATTGTGGTATAATAACTATAATGAAAAATTTTAAAACATTTTTACTTGAAGCTGAAGGAAAAGGATTAACAATCTTCGATATTGACGAAACTATGTTTATCACTAAAGCTCAAGTAAAAGTTGTTAAAGATGGAAAAGTCGTTAAAAAACTGAATAACCAAGAATTTAATACATATAAGAAAAAACCCGGTGAAGAGTATGACTTCGGCGAATTTAAAAACGCCGAAGTATTTAACAAGACGTCAACACCAATCGCGAGAATGATTAATAAAGTTAAAGCGATTTTAAAAAACGCAACAAAAAAAGGTTCAAAGGTTATTATAGTAACTGCAAGACCTAACTTTGATAATAAAAAATTATTTCTAGATACATTTAGAAAACAAGGAATTGACATAGATAAAATCTATGTTGAAAGAGCTGGAAATCTTGGTGCAGGTCCAGCTGCAAAAAATAAAGAAATAATCTTTAAAAAGTACTTAGATCAAAAAATATACAAACGTATAAGATTATTTGATGATGCTATGTCAAATTTAAAGGTATTCTTATCATTACAAAAAGATTATCCAGATGTAAGTTTTGAAGCACTATTAGCAAAACCGAATGGCTCAGTATCAAGAGTAAGATGATAAACATAACAGAAAAAGCAAAAGACTATTTAACAGAAATGGTGTGGGCTCAAGATAAAAAGTATGCATTTCTTTCTGTTAATGGTGGTGGCTGTTCTGGATTTCAATATAAATGGGATATGTTAGATAAGCCAGTAGATGGTCATTTAGTCGAAGATATCTTGTACATAGATAAAATTGCAGAAATGTTTGTTATAGGTTGTACAATAGATTATGTTACAGAGTTTGGAGGATCTTATCTTAAGGTCATCAATCCTAACGCAGTCGCTTCTTGTGGTTGCGGAGAATCATTTACAATATAATTAACTAGTTAAACATAAACTCCTTTACATTTACTAAAAAGTGTGGTAGAATTAATACAATTGAAGGAGAGCCAAATGTTAAATTATAATCTAAATAACCCAACACCATTTATTAAAAAATATATTTCTAAAAACAATCATATTATTAACAAATTCGCGGATTTACTATTTTCGGATCCAAACACTACTAAATCATCACAATATAATTCACTACCACCATTAACTCAAAAACTGATTTTCGAACTATCACTATACAAACTCGAAAACGGCCGTGATTTTTATCTATAAAATCACATTTTTTCCTTTACATTTACAAAAAACTAATGTATAATAGATCTATAATTGAAGGAGAGCTTATGACTAATTTACAACAACATTATATTAATTTTCAATCACAACCAACAATTCAACATAAAATTCTTTATCTACAACAAAACCAAAACGAATTATCACAATATAATATCAACATACCAAACCTCATCAACGCCTGGTCTACCAATAATTGGCCTTGGCTTCGTCCAAAATCAACTAACCACCCAGGATTCTAATGGCATTTTACACAAACTTATATCGATACAAAAATAATATCTTCTATCGTGGTTATTCAAATAACGGCGATAGAGTTATTAAAAAAGAACATTACAAACCAAAATTCTACGTCACATCAAATACTAAAACAAATTTTAAAAGTTTAGATGGACAATATGTTGGACCTGTAGAGTTTAACAGTATGTATGAAGCTGGTCAATGGTTCAAAGATAATATTGAAGTATCAGGTAGAAGTATATATGGTAATAAAAGATTTACTACGCAATATGTAATGGATAAGTTTCCACAAGATATTCAATTTGATCGTAATATGATTAACGTTGGTACGTTTGATATTGAAACAGATTATGATGATGGCTTTCCATATCCAGACCAAGCAGCTCATACCATATTATCAATATCATATAAATCAAGTAAGTTTTCAACATATCATGTGTGGGGTTATGGCGATTTTAAAACTGAAGACTCTCTTATAAAAGATGTTAAGTATGTTCAATGTAACAATGAAGAAGAACTTCTTACTAAGTTTATAGAATTCTGGTCTCATCCAGATATTACACCTGATGTTATAACCGGTTGGAATACAAGATTTTTTGATATACCATACATTATTAATCGTGTTTCTAAAGTCTTAGGCATTGAATGGTTATCAAAGTTTTCTCCTTATGGGTTACAAATACCGCCTCCAAGAATGGTACCGAGTCGTGGTAAAGAAAATATGGTTTATGAGATTCCTGGAATACAAACACTTGATTACATGGAATTATTTCAAAAGTTTGGTTATACGTATGGTCCTCAAGAATCATATGCATTGAATCACATTGCTTATGTTGTACTTGGTGAAAAGAAACTTTCATATGAAGAATCAGGTTCACTTAAAAATCTTTATAAAGATGATTATCAAAAGTACATTGATTATAATATGAAAGATGTTCAACTAGTTGATAGGCTTGAAGAAAAACTTGGATTGATTACTTTGGCTATTACTGTAGCTTATAAGGGTGGTGTTAATTATCAAGACACATTTGGTGTTACAGCCATATGGGAATCAATTATTTGTAGAAAATTAAATCAACACAATATTATAACTCCTCTTACTCAACAGTTTGACGATTATCAAATTAAAGATAACAAAAGCCATATTGCTGGTGGCTATGTAAAAGATCCAATCCCTAAAAAATATCAATGGGTAGTATCATTTGATTTAAATTCTCTATATCCTAACATCATCGTTCAAAACAATATGTCACCAGAAACAATAGTAAGTCATATTGATGATCCTGATAAATACGTTAGAGCTGCTAATGAAACATATTATCGTAAAGATTTTCAAGGCGTACTTCCACAAATCATTGAAGAATATTATGATGAACGTGTATCAGTAAAGAAGATGATGTTGGCTGCTAAATCTCAAATACAAAAAGGTTATACAACTCAACTTGATAAAGAGATAAACACTCTTGAAAATCGTCAAGTCGCTATTAAAATTCTACTTAATAGTTTGTATGGTGCACTTGCTAACAAACACTTTTTATATTTCAGACCAGCACTTGCTGAAGGTGTAACTCTTACTGGTCAAAAAGCAATTAAGTGGGCTGAACAAACTATGAATAAAGAATTAAACAAGTTACTTAAGACTGATAAAGATTATGTCATTGCTATTGATACAGATTCTTTATACGTTAACTTTGGACCACTTGTGGAGAAATTCACACCAAAGAATCCCGTTTTATTCTTAGATGAAATTTGTAAGAAACATTTTGAACCTGCTATAGAAAAAGCTTATCATGAATTTTACATTATGCACAATGCATATAAGAATAGAATGGTCATGGCAAGAGAAGCAATATCAGATGTTGGTATCTGGACTGCAAAGAAAAGATACATTCTCAATGTACATAATAATGAAGGTGTTCAATATTCAGAACCAAAACTTAAGATTATGGGTATTGAAGCAATTAAATCATCAACTCCTGAAATAGTTCGTAATAAATTTAAAGAAGCATTTAAGTTAATAATATCTGGTACCGAAGCTGAAACACAAAGCTTTATTGCTAAATTTAAAGCAGAATTTAAAAACTTACAGCCAGAAGAAATAGCTTTTCCGCGTAGAGTTACAAACATTACAGATTGGTATGATAGAAAAACAATATTTAAAAAGAGTTGTCCAATACATGTTAGAGGATCT